TCGGAAACGTATGTGCTGAGATTATTTCTCTTTACGATGTCCGCAAGAAGGACACCGCCCGAATAATTCTGAAACGGAGCAGCCATTCAGATTTACCTTTTAACTTTTGCGATACCCTAATCACGGAAAAGGGACATTAGTTTCACGGAAACTAACTATTTTTGTTGAGCCTCTCTCTTCAGCACGGCTGCGAGGTCTGGATCTTCATTCTCCATTATAATCTGTTGCGTCAAATTGCCAGTCTTCCAGGGATTAACTGTACCACCTGATACATTTGATACAGGACTAGGCTTTGCACCCATTCCAGCAGCAGTACTGGCCTTAAAATGATGTTCCCAACCACTACCAGGATTTTTAAGACTTGCAAGATGCGTATTTAAATCGTGTTCTATTCCTCCTTCAAGAACAACTACTTTACCTTCAGCATTTTTTTGTAACTTACCCTGTAGCAATGATAAGGTTTGCTCTGCATTTATCGCTCCAAGATTACTGATAGCTGCTAATGCTGTTTGTTTTGTAGATGCAACTTCATTTGAAGTTTTAATGCTTTCATTTTCTTGCTGCAAAGTATTTATTTTTTGTTGCATCTCTTGGTTCGTCTTTTTTGCTTCTTCCCATAAAGTTTTATATTGTCCTTGATTTTCTAAAACTTGTTCTTCTTCCTCTTTTTTCTTTTGATAAACTTCATTTAGTTTTCTTTTTGTACCTAAACGGTCTTCTTCTTTTTCAGCTAATTTTTGTGCAAAATCTTTTTGCATATTTGCAATTTGTTCTTCATATTGCTTTTTAACAGCATCAAGATTTGGTGTTTGTGGTTGTGAAGGAGTGTCAGCCACGGGCTGTTCAGTACTGGTCACGGACTCAGACTGAATTACTTTTTCTTCGATTGCCATAAATTATGCTTTTGTTGTAGTAGTAGTTGTAGTAGTAGTTTTTTTCGCAGTAGATTTTTTCTTCTCCACCTTCGCAGGAGGAGTTGATTTTACCGCAGGGATTTCTGCTAATTCCCATTTGTATGTTCCATCAGGTTGCTGAACATAATCAATGTGTTTAGACATACATTTCATGTATTTGTATTTAATTCTAACAAATTATTCAGATTTGGCCTCGTTAGCCGTTGGTAGCACTTCACCCTGCACCAAAATATCTCTAAATTCATCTCTATCTATAACCTGCTGGTCGAACAAGGAAGTTAATGCTGTAATATCCTGTCCAATTAATCTTTCAATATCAAAGTCTCTACTGATCTTTACTTCTGGTGGTTCAATTCCCACATAATCAGCAGATAAATTAAATGCTTTCTGCAACTTCTGTTCCAATTCCATAGATACCATTGCAAGCATAGAATTAGTATCTACACGATCCAAACGTCTAGCATCAGCAGATTCAGCTACAAACTTTTGTTGACTTAATGTACTGATACCTAAAGTAGCCATTTGCATCTGTAATTCCTTAATCTCAGCAGATTGAGCATCAAAAGCACTACTTGCTGGCTCTACATAATAAACTTTATTTCCAGGCTGAGTTGCCATTGCATAGTTAACAGATATAGCTAAATCCTTTGTCTGATCATCATATCCTTCCATTACAAGCATTGGTTGAGATGCAACATGCAAACTATGAATTAAATCTGCCTGTCTTTGAAAATGTGCAAGATTTAAATATGCTATATCAAGTAATGGTGGTTTACTTGTCATGTTATCAACCTTGCCTGAGTAAACAGTGACCAAAGGTATCTCGCCCAAAGAAAATTCGCCTGACTCGGACAGCTCAAAATCTTTTTCACCTGCTGGACTAGACATATTCCCAGAATAAGCACCGTCATTCTCTTCGTACATATCTTCGACTGTTTCTTTCTTTCTGAAAACACGATACCTCCCAGGTTCTATAACTCTCATCTGATCGTATATCTTTTCACCAAAATCGCCATCAGGTAATACAGCTTTCTCTGCAATCCTTACCTGTATAAGATTTCCATAATTGGATTCTCTATCCAATCTCCATCCATAAACATTTGTAGGATCTATTTCAATCCAGTATGGCCTACGATTCTGTTGACGTTCTTCTGCAAGACTAACCGCACCAGAAGGTGCAGGATAATCAACAAGGATATGACTTTGACCATAAGTCAAGGAACACATCAATACTCTTCTTGCATATTCATCTAAATCTGATTTACAGCCATCAACATCCATCTTGAACATCTCAGTCCAATATGGATCACCTGTTAGTGTGATTGGTTTACGAAGAACCAAGCCTGTAGCTGCTCTTATTAATCTCTGTGTAAAAGGACTGAATACTGATCTATTTACTCTCGCAAGATAAGCATCATAATCTTCTCTTGGTTCTAAGGGCAAAAAGGCTTCACTATTATCACGAAGGTATTCTGTTCCCTCAGTTACAGCCTTCATTATTTCCCAACCCTTAACCATGTCTAATACAGCACGATTACGAGTAAAAGGACTATCTGTACCACCTATATAACTAGTGGAGGTGATACTTGTTCTAAACATTCCAGGTAAAGAGTAAGTCATGTCAGCACCTCCATCTCCTTAATGCTAATGCTTTTCTAGTAGGTCTGCCTTTACTGTCTTTCAACGGACCTTTAACTCCTTTCATTCTTGCACAAAAACTCTTTCTTCTTGCTTTTTCTTTTGGTGTTAAATTCTTTTTCTTAGTTACGGGTGCTTTTAAATTACTTCCTGTTGCTGAATTGTATTTCTTTCGTCCTTTAGCAGTCAGTCCTCCCTTCTTGGACTTTTCTCCCCTTCCAACTGATAAACTGACTCCTTTTTTGCGTGGCATTACTTTCCTACTTTGGCTTGTGCCTTTTTATGGGCTTGAGTAAAAGTATCTCCTGCTCTCATACGTCTTTTCATGAACTCCATGTGTTTATCACTATGATGTTCTGAATGTTCCTTAAGTTTATTCTTTTGACGAGTGGTAAGCTTCATTTCTTTTTCCTTTTTTTCTTTTTGGCATTAAGTTTCTTAAGATCAGCAGCCGTGATCTTGTCTCTCGGTGGAGCAACCGCAGCAAGCTTACGTTGTTTTTTTGAGTAAGACTTTAATGGCATTACAAGTCATTACCGTTAATATCACCATTAGTTATGAAACTAACATTTACAGTTTCAAGATCACCTGTTGCTGCACTTAAACTAGTTCCTGTAATAACTCCATCAAAAGTTACTTTATTAGATCCATTAAGAAATAGCTCAAATTTTGCATCTGCTGGATCACTTGATTGTAAGACATCTCTTAATATTTCACCCGTTGCATCAGTAGCGGTAGCAGCAGTATATAGAAAATCAACACTTCCACTGCCAGAAATTAAACCTCCGATAAATTTTCTTGAAGTATTACCATGAGCAGTAACATCTAACGTGTCTTTTGATATATCAAGTGACCAACCTGTTGTTGAAATAACTGTTGCAAGAGCTTCCGATCCATCTTTGGAAAACTTAACAGAGCCTTCCTCTCCACGAAAAAATGCCATGATTTAAAGAAAATTTAACTTATACGATTATATTACCGTGAAATAGGGTTTTTTACAGTTATTTCTTCTTCTTTTTACGTCTATGTTGATAGCTTATCTTCTTTTTACCCGTTTTTTCACGTTTAAACCTTTCTTTCTCACTTTTTGTCATCTCTCCTACAGTCTTAGGTGTCTTACTTGATACACGTTTACTGGGTCGACAGGCAGGATAGCCTCTTTTTTCACCTTTTTGACGACCACAAGGTTTACCAGTCTTAACATCAACCCAATTTTCCTTAAACCAACGGTCTAAACCACCTCTAGTCTTGGTCGTAGGTTTACTTTTTCTTCTTTGTGGCACTTTTCTTCTTTCCTACTCTATAAGTTCCGCCACGCTTCTTATATTCTCGGACTAACCAAGCATTTGCGTAGGCAGAAGGGTAAACAGCAAACTTACGTTTGGCTTCAGCTTTTACTCTAGCGTAAAGTGCTTTATTTACAGGTACATTCACTTCTCTTCTTACCTCCCTTTTTCTTCTTTTTTTTCTTTTTTGTTGTTGACATTCCGTAGGCCATAAGCAAAAAGGGTATCTTAGTATATTCTAAACGAAGTTTGACCTAGTGTCTCAGGCTTCGCCAAGTTAAATTGTTGTAGACAAAGATAACCAAAAGCATCAAATGCGTGATCCACACCTAAATTCTTATTAGGTAAACCTGTATTTGGTGCATAAGTTAACGTCCTAAGTGCTTTTATCAATTCTTTACAACGAGGATGTATCAAAGTCCTTCTTTCACCATTAGCATCAAACAGGGCAGTATTGACAGCAGTAATCTTATCTCTGATCTTCCAGGGGCTTTTAGGACTCATAACAGTAAAGCCATTACGTCTTAAGATCGTATGATCCGTTACTCCCACCCCTGATGTCTTTCTTGCACTTCCAGTAGGGTCTGGACAGGCAATAACTCTACGATCAACTCCATATCTTCTTACAACCTCTTCTGCAAAATCCCATGTGGTAGCACCTCCTGTAAGCATGATTTCATCAAAAACGTACAAAGTGTCGTTATGCTTTACAGCACAGATTCCTGCCATCGGATCTACGTTAAAATCCAACCCAATTAGCAAGGGAAGCATATGTAAATCTTCTACAGTCTTGTCAATATTGTCATCAGCAAAGCTGACAGCCACCAATCCTGTTAAATTTTCAAAACTTGCCTCAAATTCCTGCCTGAATGTCCTCGCATCCAACTGACCTCTGGCTGCCTCAACCTCCTCTTTCGCTACATTACCCCCCTCTATCGTAGTAAAACTCCATCTTTGCCAATCATCCCATTCCCTTTCACCACAGAAGCACCACATATCATAAAACCAACTGGCAGTTCCATCAGGAGTAGAAATAAATAATGCCCAACCTTGCTTATCTGCCAATGCAGGTCTTATAACCTCCGCCCATACATCTCTATCCATAAATGCAGCCTCGTCCAATACAACACCAGCTAAACTTCTACCTCTTAATGCCATAGCATTTTCAGTACCCTTCAACTCAATACTCGACCCATTTATCAAATCAAGTCTCAAATCTGTCTCATTTTTACTTTGCACCCATGTCCTCGGTGTTAATCTCTTCAGCTCCTTCCATGCAATATCCTTCGCCATTCGATAAGTAGGTGCACAATAAAAATAAACCTCATTTGGTCTATTAATAGCTCCTCTTAATAACTCAATACAACTTAAATAACTCTTACCAAACCTCCTACCAGCTACAAGCACCCTAAATCTTTTATCACTATTAAACACTTCCCCCTGTGCATACCTTAAACTGATCTCATTAAGACTCATTTATACCTTTTTACATAATATTACTCATTTTCTTTCGCATTTTACACTTTTAAAGCTATCATCGAAATATTAATACCCTCATAAAACAAGTTCGTGGCTGAATCCTT